CTCTTCCTTTGTAGGTGCATTCAATCGCACCTCACCCCCGAAATATCATTGGGGATGTCCATGGACAGATTCTTGTCCAAAACGAGTCAGGTCCGCGGCATTACAGCCACGGCCCGAAGCTCGACCACCGCTGAACTGTACTCCTAGCAATCCTATGGCCTTGCGGCTGTGGGATCTTCGAAGGTTGCAGTTCACTCACCATCTGTGCCCACTGGAAGAGTTCAGTTTCCATCAGGTCAAAGATATCCTCCTCGACGGCAAATGTATCACCGTCGATAGGAGAATTCCTGATCCCGCTGGTGAATCTCTCCCAAAACAAAATCGTCTTCACGACGTTAGGTGGGAACAAGTTCTGACTAGCGCCGGAGAGCTCCAGAGTATGGAGCACTTTCAGGATAGTGCCATGGTTGTCGAACACGTCTTCCCGCTTGCGCGGGGCGATGTGACGATAAACCCATGCATCATGCTGATCCTCAGCGCGAACGGGTGTAGCTTCATCCCAATCGCACACGAGGCCTCCGTCACCGCAACCCTCGGGGATTTTGAACCCTCGGAAGCGAGACGGTATCGCGTCGACGACGCCTTGGTAGGCGCTTTGCCAACGCGAGTCTAGTCCCCAAGACAACCGACTATAACGTCGAATTGTATTGGCAGCCCAGTACTTTCTAAGTACAGAATCAATTGGGCTACGAACGTAAAACGGTGAGACGTCGGTTCCCGCAAAGTAGTGTTTACCACACGACTCACGGAACGGTCCAGATGAGAAGGTCTTCTTGGTATTCATAACGAAACCAAGGTAACTGAAGACTTCCTCTAGGACAGGTACTACTTCGATACCGACTACAATGTCGTCACCGAAGACAGTACACCGAAGGTCCATACCCTCTGGGGCCAACAGGTCCATGACCGCGCGAACGACTCCATAGAAAATCAGAGTCTCAAGCTCGAACGTGAACCCATTCCCCATTGAGGATACCTTACGGAGCAAGTGTTTCTGCCCCGTAGGGAGAACGACCTGTGGTGACCTCATCAGCTCGATGAGATTACACCACTCAGATGGAAGTAGCTGACCCACCAGACCCAAATGGATAGAGTCTGAGGCGCTGCTGAGGTCGACTGTTGCCAGCCGACCGTTCGCACTCCCTTCACGTGCCAGTGCCGCATTGCGGTCCTGAGCATCTGGAAGGAGAAGTCCCCATCGTTGAAGACGTCTACGGATAATCTTACCTAGCCCTTTCTGACAGTACATGTTCAGATCGGGTTCGATACAGATCGTCCGGTCAGTCTTAGCGTTCTTTGGAACGGTGATTAGCCGTGACCCATCAACCACCTTGGCCTTGAAATGCCAAGTAGGATGCGCCTTCAACAGCGCATCGGCTAACGGGAGGGCATTATACGTCACATGGGGCTCTATGGCCCCAAACTTGTACGCAGCATCGCCACGCCGCCTCGGCATTGAAGTCGAGGCTCCAGGACCGAACGCGAAGGAGCGGTAAATCTCATCTAAGTCGCACTCACCTAGGATCTTTGCTATTTTGTTCCGAGCAGTCATCATGATTGCCCGGGCCGTCGTGGTTTTCTTACCAAGACGGTAGCGCGGATTTTGGGAAAAGTCTAACTTAGCGAGCACCGACTCCACCTCAAAGAACTTTTGCTTGGCTACAGCTGTACGATCGACGCCGATGTCCCAACTTGGGAACTTCGACATCAGTTCGACACAGAGGTAGTCCCGCGAAAAGGTATCTGCATTCGAGTAGTCCATTGGATTTATCGAAGCAGATACAATCCCGTGATAGTCGCCACTCGATAAGAGTGACAGCATCTCCCGGGACCTTTGAGTATCTGCCGCGGTATAGATATCCGCGGCAAGTTGGTTGGCCTGGCAAGCAGATTGACGGTACAGGTCCTTCAAAGGACCAGCACTTTTCTTGACTTTCATGAGTTTTATACCTTATGGAAGTAAGTGGTGCCGCAGCGCTAGACTGGAGGGTTGTCAGACTCGCGATTATTGCGAGAACGACGGTACTCCAGCCAAGCCTGGTACAGCGCTGAGACGAGACTGAGGATTGCACCGAGGTTCTTCTTCGGCACAGTCTTAGGTCACGTTCAGCAACTGTTCCAGGGCCGCGACGACATTGCTGTCGTTGAGGATACCGGAGGTCAACTTCCGGAGGTCCTTGCGGTTCTGCAGCGTGCTCTCAGCCGGGTTCGTGAATTCAACACGAGCACGGAGAGTGTACTCCAGCTTAGGCCGGCTAACACCGTTAATCGTTTCATTGGTGGTAACCGGGTAAGCCAGATCGATCGAGGTCTTATAGACCTTGTCTTTCTGACCTGCCAGAGGAGCCCGCACGGTAACACCGAGCGGCATGAACCCCAGGGCGCTGGTTGCGCTCTGTTCAGTGAAAATGGCAGTATCGCCATTGACCTTCACTTTCGTGAAAGTCTTATTCACAGGGGTAGGCGACGTTGCGTCGGGAACAACAATCGTGCTGATATCAGGCACGTCTGAT